AGTAATACATAAACGTGCCCGAAGATCCCCAAGCGTCCGCAGCTCCTGTGGAGACTGGTGCGCCTCAGCCTGTGGCTGAACAGTCCGATCTGGCAGTCCAAATCGAAGCGCTTCGTGCGAAAAACCAGGAGCTTATCGCTGAGCGCCGCAAAGACCGCGAAAACCGCGAATCCCTCCAAAAACAACTCGACGAAATCCGCTCCGCCCAAGAACAAGCCAAAACCGCCAAACTTGCCGAATCCGGCGAATACAAAACCCTCTGGGAAGAAGCCCAGCAAACAGTTGCCGAACTCAAGCAACAACTCGCCACCAAAGAAGCCGAAAACGAGCAAATCCGCCAAGGCTTCACACAAGAGCAACTTCGCGCAAGCACTATCGCCCAACTTTCCCAAGCTGGTGCATTAGCGCCCGATCAGTTGTATCGTCTATTGCAGGAGAACCTCCGCGCCAAAGAAGGAAAGCCTGTGGCTTATGTCGGCGGCGTTGAAGTTCCGATCGGCGAGTATGTCGCCAATTTGAAAAACCCCGGCAGCGGCTACGAGCACCATTTTGCAGCCACGAACCGCTCCGGCATGGGTGTAGCAGGCAGTGCCCGCTCCACCGCTCTCCCCGGCCAAGCCAACCCCTGGTCTAAGGACAGCTGGAACATCACTCAGCAAATGATGATGCTCTCCAGCGACCCCGACAAAGCCCGGTTGTTGAAAGCAGAAGCCGGTCTCTAGCCCCTGTGGGGCGCCTCCCCAACCGACTCCACCGGAGCTAACAAATGTCTTCCTTCGCAGGTAACTACGGGTCTGGTTCGACTTTTCTGACGAACCTTGTCACCCGTCCCGAATTCCTCCAGTACACCGCCGAGGGCATCTTCGAGCAATCGAAGTGGATCCAGAGCGGCATCGTGCAGCGCAACGCTGCCCTCGATGCCCGTGCTGGCGGCACCCGCGTCCGCGTGCCTTTCTTCGATCCCATCGCCCCGACTGAGACCCAAATCCTCAGCACCAACACCTGGGGTGGCGGTGGCGGCTATCTCGTCCCCTCGAACGTGACGGCCGACGAGCAGATCATGACGATCCTGCACCGTGGCTTCGCCTACGCCGCTGACGACCTCAGCAAGCTGGGCTCTGGCGCCGATCCCCTGGCCCACGTCCGCAACCAGCTGACCGCCGCCATCAACAAACTGAAGACCGCCACCCTGGCTGCTCAGCTGCTGGGCTTGTTCGGCGGCATCAGCGGCGCCGGCGTGCTCGGCCCCAACCAGCTGGACAAGTCCTTCGCTGGCGCCCCCGGCTCCATGACGGAAGCCAACTTCCTGAATGTGGGCAACGTGGTTGGCGCTAAGGCCAAGCTGGGCGAGCGCGGCGACGAGCTTGACTCGATCGCCATGCACTCGAACGTTGCCTACTACCTGCAGCAAGTCGGGATGCTGACCTTCGGCACCTCGGCCCTGACCACTGGCGGCTCTGTCGTCTGGGGTGGCGGCGGTGTGGGCATCACCCAGACCGAGGCTGCCTACTTCGCCGGCCTGCGCGTGGTGATCGACGACCAGCTGACCGCCCTCGCCGGCGGCACCAGCACCCACGCGAAGAAGTACCCCGTGTACCTCTTCAAGTCGGGCGTCGTTTCTGAGGGTGTGCAGCAGGATCTGCGCGTCGCTGCAGACCGCAACATCCTCTCCATGCAGGATGTGCTGGCCGTGGATTACCACTACGGTTACCACGTGACCGGCACCAAGTGGGCCGCTGCTGGCGACAACCCGGACAACACCTCCGGCGCCGGCAACCTCGCCGCCACCGCCAGCTGGAACCTCGTGTACTCCAGCACCAAGCAGGTGCCCATCGCCCGCCTGCTCTGCAACACCCCCTTCGACACTTCTGCCTACTGATTCATCAGTACAGCAGTACAAAAATGGCCCCCTTCGTGGGGGCCTTTCTTTTTATCTCACTCCCCAATCCTGATCTTTTCCTGCGCCTCAAACACCTCTTGCGTGTTCATTGACATCTTGTACGACTGCAAAAACAACTGGTTAATCACATCAAAACTGACCTGAAGCTTCTCATGGATCTCCTGGGTCGTAGCCAGTTCTTCATTCCGAAGCCGGCGAATTTCGGCTGCCACATCTGCCAGCTTCCGCACAGATTTTCCAGGCAGCGCGGTGTTCACCTTTTCGGCTTGGGTCTCTACGCTGACCTCGGCATCAGCGCTTTTACGGGCAGGCATGAAACTGGTTCGTCTCTACGTGTTACAGGATAGCCGCCGCAGCTACGAGGACATTCCCTACGGCCCGCACCTGGAACGCATCGCCGAGATCGAAATGTCCGGCGGCGACGTCTACCACGCCAGTCTCCTCACTCCATCCGCCCCAGCGAGGAAATACCGCGCAGCCGCTAGACTCAAACAAAGACCGATGTAGCCGTGCCCGCTGCTATTGATGCCACTCTTAGCGGCGCTGCGGCCAACTCGTACGTGACGCTGGCGGCTGCCGATACCTACTTCGAAACCGTCCCCGATAGCAGCACGTGGACGGACAAAACCACTGACGCCAAAAACCGCGCCCTGATCTCCGCCACGCGCTGGATCGACGCACTCACCTTCTACGGCGACCGCTGCACCGAAACCCAAGCCCTGAAGTGGCCCCGCGACAACTACACCGTTGACGGCGTAGATCTCGCCTGCACCCTAATCCCGGAAGGTATCAAGGTTGCTACCTACGAACTGGCACGCGCCCTCGCCAACGACACCGACGCCGTAACCGGCAGCACCGGCACCAGCGGCATCTACGACGAAGTAAAACTCGGCGACCTCCAAGTCAAGTACAAGTCCAGCTCCACCACCTCGGGCGTCATCAACAACGTCTTCGACGTCTATCCCTGGCTGCAGTCCTACCTCGGCCCCTACTGCCTTGCTGGAGCGGCCAACCACGCCGTCCGCCTACTGAGAGGTTGACATGAGCCTCGTCGATACAACTTTTGCCGCTATCCCAGCCACGCTCCTAGCCGACTGGGGCCAAAACGTAACGTATATCAAAGCGGCCGAAACTGAGGTCTACAACCCCACCACGGGCCAGGTTTACGGCGCCGAAACCTCATTCACTGTCCGCGCCTTCATCACCCAAGTCAACCCGGAAGAATTTGATAGCGCATATCAAACAACCGATCTAAAACTCATCATCGGCAACGTCGAGCTTGGAGCATACGTGCCCAGCATCCGCGATCGTATTGAATATACCGACAGCGGCAACACAAAAACCGCCCGCATCATCAACACCAAAACAGTTCGCGGCGACGCCCCCATCTACCACACCATCATTGCGAGGCCCCAGTAATGGCCAGTCTGCGTCAACTGGAGCGTGATGCGTATAACTGGGCAAACAACCTTGCCCGCTACGCCGCTAAAGAAATCATGAACGGTTTAGCAGAGGCCGGTCCAGCCTGGAGCGGCGAGTTCCGCGACAGCTGGGTTGCATACGCCGCATCCGGGGGCGTAGGCGGAGGCGAGTACCCGTACAAACTATCCGACATTCCCAAACTCCCAGCAACCAAGCGGGAAGTGCAGCGCAAACTCAAATTCACCATCGAAAACATTGCTCCACATCGACTGGTAGCACTGGACATCGCAGATGTAGCCCGCGAAGACTTGCGGTATCCGGGTAGCCCTCCAATCGGCGATGTAGTGGCACGCGGCCAACGCCCAGCCGTCGGCAAGCGCGGTGAAGTCAGCGGAAGCGGCAACGCCACAAGCACTGCTCCCTTGGACTGGTATCCACTCTTCGTACAAGGCGGCAAAATGCAGAAAGCGCTTGAGCGCGGCGTCCGCCTGGCACGACCCGAATGAACTACCAAGCCATCCGCGCCGTGCTGGAGTCTCCGCTCCTGACGGCCTATAACAACCTCGTTCCAGCAGTCCCGGTCTACTTCGACAACGTGATGAACGACGGCGCCGATAGCGCTGAAGAGTACGTCCACGTCAACATCCAATTCGGCCTCACCACCGAAACTAGTTTGACTTCCAACCACAACTACGTGCGTGGCGTAGTTGTCATCCGCGCCTACACCCCAAAAGGTCGCGGCCCCGCCCGCAACCAGGAACTCGTCGATATTGCTTTTAACACTCTCCAAACAATCAACAACACCCCCAAACCCTCCAGCGGCATCTATCTCCGCACTGGATCAATCGACGGCCCAACCTTTAGCCCCAACTTCTCTGGAACCGTTCCAGATCAACAATCCCGCCGTGCATTTACGCCATTCTTTATCTCTCGCATTGAAGCCGGATTCCAAGCAACTGTGATCGCTTAATACTCCGAGATCACCGGAGCTAACCTGTATTAAGCCGGGCAGTGCCCGCGTCCACGTCCCCATAGGTACTACCAATGGCCACCGTTCTCTCGGGCACCTCCGGCGCCCTGTACTACAGCCCTGCCGGCACTACATCCACCTTCGGCGAGCTTAACGTCAACGCCACCACCGACATCATCACTGTCGGCACCTACCTGAACTTCAAGGTTGGCGATCCCGTCAAGTTCCAGGTCGTCAACACCGAAACCGGCGCCGCTGGCACCGGCACCCTGCCTGCCGGCCTCTCCGCTGGCACGACCTACTACGTCATCAGCTACACCGCTGCCACTGGCGCCCTGCAGGTCTCTGCCACCGCCGGCGGTTCCAGCGTTGCCATCACCGACGACGGTACGGCTGTTACCCCTAACGCTTTTGAGGTGTATTACGGCGCCCCCGCTCTGATCGGATCTGTCCGCGAGTGGAGCTTCGAAATCACCCGTAGCGAGATCGACGTCACCACCATCGGCCAGGAAAGCGGCCAGTACACCCCTTTCCGCACCTATATCACCGGCTTCGCTGACGGCTCTGGCTCTGCCACCGTCTACACCACCGACGAGGACACCAGCCTCTCGAACCGCATGGTGCAGGACGTGATCCAGCGCAATCAGACTGGCGCCACGGTGAAGCTCTACATCGACCGCGTGAGCAGCGGAGGCACCGTCAACGACACTCTGAGCCGCTCTATCACCGTCCCCGTGATCCTGACTTCGGCCAGCCTGACGGTGAACCCGGACGACGGCCAGAGCGTGGAAATCGCTTTCCGCCCCACCGAAGCCCCCACCTTTGATCTGTCCAAGTCCTGATAGTCTGCTCGGGCAGTCGATTCAGTACCCAGCCCCTCACCGGGCTGGGTTTTTTATTTTCTATTGCGCTACACTAGGCCAGTCTTAAGTGCAAGATTATGGCTGCCGCCCCACGCGCCATCGACCGTCTCCGCAAGGCTGCCAACCTGGAGCCCAGCAAAAAGACCGTCGAACTGAGCGATGGCTCCACCTTCGAGATGTGGGTCTCACCTCTTACAATGGCCGAGCGCGAACGCGCCCAGAAACAGGCCAAGTCTGACGACGCCACCGCCTTCGCCCTCCAACTCCTGATCCAGAAAGCCTGCGACGACACTGGCACCAAACTGTTCAGCCCCGGCGAAATCGACGTCCTCAAGAACGAAGTCAAGGACAAAGACCTCCAGACACTGATGCTGGCGATCCTGACCGACGACACGGAAGAGATCGACACCAAAAGCGCTTGAAGACGAACTTAAAAAAGACTCGTACATCCAGACCCAGTTCTACGTCGCCGAAAAACTCGGCCTAACGCTGTCCGAGCTACGCCAACGCATGACCGACCAAGAACTGGTCGGCTGGAGCATCTACTTCAAGATCTGCCGCGACGCAGAGCAAGCCGCCTACGAAAAGGCCAAACGCCGCCGCTAACCCGGCGGCTTTTTCACGGGATAGACTTGTAACAGCTTAGGTGTACTCAAGTGGCCTCGTACTCCGCCGTAATCGACGTCCGAGTACAAGGGCAGCAAAATATCCAGGCTGTCACAGATGGTGTGCGACGGCTTGAAGATTTAATTCGAAAAGTAAAACCTGTACCTAACCTATTTGATAGGAGGGCTACAGAAGATGTAAAAGAATTAAAAAGAGGACTTGAAAATCTTGTTAAAGCCTACGCAGACGGAAACACTAGAATAGCAAAATTTTCTACATCTATCGCTGGTGTCGGGCAGCAACTAAGTACATTTAACAGTATTGCAGCAAACGCCAAAACAGGTACAGAGCAGTTTACTAACGCTCTTACTGCTGCCGCACGTGCGTCTACAGTTCTGCTGCAAAAAGAGCTAGACCGTTTTACGACTTTACAGGAAATATATCAACGCCAGCCTACAGGGGGACTGAGTGTTCAAGATCAAGGGTCATCACAACTTGTGCGCGATTTAATCGCACTTAAAGACACAGTACCTAATAGCGTTTCAGCTCTAGAACGTTACCAACGCGAGTTACTTGACGTACAAAACGTCGTATCAAAAACAAGCATTGAATATCGTGAGCTTGAACAGGCTATTCGCCAAGTTGACGTTGCACTGGGACGTGGCGGCCAGTTTGGCCCTGCCGCACCTCCCGTACAAGGCCCGCGCCTGCCAGGCAACTTAGGCGGAGGAATGAATCTTCCTCCTGGTATGCAGCGCATGGGTAAAGCCCCGGCTGCTCCTGCTGCAGGCGGCATCAAGGGAATGCTCCAAAAACCGGGCGTAGCGGACGCAATTATTGGCGGTTCGTTCCCGCTGTTGTTTGGCGGTGGCGCTGGAGCAACAATCGGCGGTGCTGCTGGCGGCTTTATCGGCGGCGCCATGGGAGGCCCCTTAGGCATGGCCCTCAGCCTCGGTCTATCAGCAGTCGGCCAACAACTCGACGCTGCTAGTAACAAAATTGTTCAAATACAAAAAGCTATAAACGAACTTAATGTTGATGCTCTGCGAGATAGTTTTATCGTCGTTAACGCCGAACTCGATGGAACAATCCGCCGCTTGATTGAAGCCGGCAAGTACGACGAAGCCCGCGCCGCAGCCGCCGAAGCCGTCGCCCTCCAGACCGGCGCTATCGGAGATTCGGTTGCAGATAGCGTGTCTTTAACAACAATGCTTAGTAACTCATGGACTAAGGTTGTAGGTACAGTATCTACTACACTTCAGCTCATCGGTGCTCCGTTTGCTGGAGCATTGGCTGTTGTACTTGAAGGTGTAAATTTAATCGCAAAAGGATTCAATTTTGTCGTAAGTGCTATTAGGGAAGCGTCTGTAGGCTTAGGAGAATGGTTACTGAATAGACTTCCTTTCGGAAAGAAAATACTTGAGACTATCCGTAACGTCATTAAAGGTACATCGGAAGAACAAGAAAAAATCAAAGCCCAAGCCGAAGCTGAAATTAAAGCCTACGACCGCAAACTCGGTCTCGCAATTCAGCTGAACCAGATTGATAAACAGCGTACAACTAACGTATCCCTCAGAGGCAAACTAATTAACATTGAAGCCGATCGCCAAGAAAAAGTCGCGCAAATTCAGTCAAACGCCGACGCAAAACGCATAGATTATGCAACAAAGTACGCAGGTATAAACGAAAAACTACTGCAAGAACTTTTGATGCAGGTTACAGCAGAGGAAAAATCCCAGATTATCCTCGCTAACCGCGCTGCTCTGCGCCAGCGCGAACTGGAAATAACCAGAGAAATCTTGGCACGCGACCAGCAGCGCATCGCACTGTTCCAGCTAGAAGCGCAAATTATTGCTGCCCGTCAAACTGCTACAGCCCAGATTACCCAAGCCGAAATCCAGCAACTGGAGCAGCGTAAAGGTATTGCTGGCTCACTCCAAGCCGAGCTTGGCATCATCAATCAGATTGCAGCCGCAAAAACAACTGCTGCCCAGCAAACCTACGAAGCCGCTGTACGCGAACAAACCGTTGCAGTCGAAACCGCTGCACTAGAACTACAAAAAGTTCAAAACCAGAACGCGCGTATCGGTGGTATGACGCGCGAAGTCGAACTTGCTCAGCAGCAATACAACGCAGCCTTACAAGTGCGAGACGCTGTAATCGCTGGTGCACAAGCCACAGAACAGGCCGCTATCTCCGCAGCCAACCTAGAACAGCGCATGTCAACACTGGCAGCCTACGCAGAAGCCTACGGCCGTGCTACTGCTACCGCCAAACTTGCTCTCGACGAACAACTCAATACAGTAAATAATACCGCCCGCCTTACAAACGAACTCGCTAATGCCTATAACACAATCAACAACGTTATTATTTCCGGCCTACAAGCTGAACTGCAGCGTAATATTACAACAGAAAGACGCCTAGAAATCCTAGGTATGATTCGAGATATTGAAATTATCAATGCCCGTAATACACTATTTGCAACTAGAGCACAAATTCAAGCAGAAGTGCAGCGTATCGTGCTGGCAGCACGCTCCGTGGAACTGGAATACGCAAAAGCCAAAGCCTTAATGCAACAGGCTGCAGCACAAGGATTACTCAATGCAAACTATATCCAAGCTGTACGCGAGCAAGAATCCGCACTACGCATTGCCTACGCTAACTTAGAAGTTGCACAGCAAATTGCTTACGCTCAAAATCTCGCAGCCGATGCAGTATTTAACGCCGCTGTCCAAGCTGCAAACCTTAAGTTCGAAACAGAATCCGCAGCCGTAGCTGCCGGTAAGTACGCAAACAACATTACACAAGCCGCAAATACAATCAAGAGCACTACCGGCTCTACCAGCCAAGCAGGCGGTGGTGGAGGCGTATCAGGAACAGTCGTACAATTCGCTAAAACCACTAACACTGCAGTAGCTAAAATACCCGGTTACGTTACACCAGAAGAACTTGCAAAAGCTAACGTAGCTACTATGCAATCTCAAACAGCATTAACTTCGACGCAAACACCTTACGATCCATTTAATCCCACGGCAGATTCTGGATCTACGCAATCAGGCATGAGCGATACAAACATCAACATCACCACCGGCCCAGTGGTGGAGTTTGATGGGACCAAGTATGTTACCCTTGCCGACCTTGAGGCAGCCATGCGTAGTACGGTCAGCGGCGTTGTCGCCCGACTTCGCACACCCTCAGCCCGGATTGCCCTCGGTATGAGCTGATGCGTGCCCAATCCCAGTATCTCCGCATCTACGACACCGGCGGCACCACCTACAACCGCTGGCAGTCGTACTACGCCAACGACAGCGTGACCTGGGCTGGGGCGAAGTGGTTGTACGTGCCGTTCATCGCTGACGGCATCACAGCCGGCATCAGCGGCGACGAGTCCAACGTGACCGTCACCACCGCCGCCACAAGCATGGTGCTGACAGCCTTCGAGGCCGCCATGCGCGAAGGCCGCCTTGTTGATCTGAGCATCTACCAGTTTGACGTGCTGGAGGGCAACAACTCCCCACAAGCCGGCCAAGAACTCGTTGCCGCCTACACCGGCCAAGTCGTCGGTGGACGCAGCACACTGACCAGTCTTACCCTACAACTAGGATCTGCATTATCCCCAGTCGGGGCACAAGTTCCACCGCGCAAATTCACAATCGCCATCATGGGCCAGGGAGTACGCGAATGAGCTGGATCTCCGCCACCGATCCACTGGTACTCTTGGCCATCCAAGCCGGGCAGATCAATACACCTGCAGGTA